AAACTAAAAGTACGAGTGCCTGATGTAGCCATTAGCCATAGTTCTTTATAAGTTCTAAGACAATTACATAACTATCATTCGAAGACGCACCTATAGTAGTCAGCAATATGTCACCAGTTTTACCGCTGCCGGAAGTGTTTTTAAGACCCCCGAACTCGCTAAAATCCATATGACCATTACTGTCTTGCGCTAGTCCTAATGCTATTGTATTTGTAGTTGCGTCAAACAAAAGCTGTACTTGCGTAAAGCCAATAATTGAGTGGCTTACCTTTTCGATAACCACTCCACTACAAGCAGTACCATCTTCTCGAGCAGCTAACCCACTAACGTCTACTTTATTAACAGCATCTTCACCAGTGCCGTCACTCAAGTTCGTTATTTGGATTACTGCTTTATGCGTACCATCAGAAATAGTTGTTGATGTAACTGCATCAGCCATATCTGTCTCCTATTACGCTATTTGCACATACTCAATAATAAACGTAAATGAGCCAGCAGTAGTTGCATCAACCGTGTTAGTGATGTTGCAGTAGATAGTTCTTTCGGTATCTGTATATTGAACAGACGCAGGAGCGGTAGTACCACTTTGAGTCTGAACAACCAGAGTAGTCAAAGTCACGTTATGTTCAACAACAGTCGTGCCACCGTCGAGGATCTCATCAGTTACTGCCGCAACAATCTGTGCGCCAGAGCTAGAAGTACCAACTTCATAGCCAATATCACCCGTACCGATGACTGGTGAGGTGTCACAAAAAATCTTGATATCAGTAATGATTGTGTTCGCAGGCTGGGTAAATTCACCAATAGCTGGGCTATCCCCCGCTGTGGTATTAACAGTCACACCTGTAGCAAAACCAACGTGTTTTACATATTTGTTCGTAACAATGCCAGTAGAGGCAATATTTACGACATCTGTAAGTGCGCCAGTGGTTGCATTTTTAGATACAACTTTAAAACCATTTTCTGACCGTACTGGGCCGTTAAAAGTAGTATTAGCCATTTTGATCTCCTGTCGTGGCTAGAGTCAGGTACGGGATGCACCTGTCAGGGATGGATGCTTTATACAGCAGAAAAAGAAAAGGGGCAACTAGTGCCCCCTTTCTTCGCGATATTACGCAGCTCCAGGAGAGCCGAAAATACCACGCCAGTCACTAAAGCCAAAACTATAGCGTTCTCTGGCTTTATAACGAACATTGCCAGTTTCGAAGTCGCCTTCCATACTGGTTGCAACAGGTGAACGCACAAAGTGCTTCAGTCCGTTAGGTACGTCAGTCGTCAGGAAGAACGCATCAGTATCTGTTAGATAATGATTAACGGTGTATCCCTCAGGCACCATACCCATGTTGCGTAGTGCGTTGATATCGTTATCAGCCGTACCGACTCGTCCTGGAGTTTCCAGTAGACGATCTGCAACGAATTGCAGTGCGGTTGGGAT